CGATGCCCACGACCTCCGGTGTGGGGATTGTCTGAAAGCCGCAGAGAGGGCCCGGTGGGCAGGTAAGTCCGAGCCTGATGACTTCGTGGAGTGTCGGGAGTGTGGTTGGCGGGGCCTCAACATGACGGGGCACCTGATGGCGTCCCACGACATCGACAAGTACCGCCGGGACTACCCTGACGCCCCTCTTTTCGCGGACGGGGTGATGTGTTTCCCCACCCACAAGCTCAACCTCACCCCCCAAGACCTTGAGCCTTTCAAGGACAGCAAGGGCCGGGTCCAGGTCGCTCTGGCGGCGGATGCCTTCGGGTGCGTTTTCTGGACGGTCCTCCACTACTGCAAGGAGCACAAGCTCCCGACCCGGAACCGACTGGCTTTCCAGAAGCGGGTTCTCGACACCGTGGCCGGTCTGGTGGGCGAGCCCTACGAGTGGGAGTGGTCGGACACCCGGATCACCAACCCGGTGACGGGCTATCGGTTTTTCTTTGACGGGTATTTCCCGAAGCACAACCTACTGGTCGAGGTCCAAGGGAAACAGCATTTCAAGTTCATCCCCTACTGGCACAAGGCTCAGTACGTCTTCGAGGCGATGCAGGCCCGGGACGCCGAGAAGCAAAAGCAGGCTCTAGCTTTGGGGTTCCGTCTGTTGACGGTGCGGTATGACGAGCCCTACACGGACCCATCGTATCTGAGGGGCCGTCTGGCGGAGATGGGGGTTAGTCTTTTCCCGTGTTAACGGGAGGCCCTACGTTTACTCGCGTGCAGCCGCCTAGGTGTGGCCCCCGACATATACGGAGTGAATGAGACACCCATTTTCCTAAGCTGGGCCTCAATCATGTAGATGTTTTGCATGATATCTTGGAGTTCAACCCCAATATGATAGCCTTTTCCCCACGGCCCGTCGTATCCCCTTTTCGCCTCCTCCTTTTGAATCTTCAGGGCTTTGGCGTGCATCACGGAATACTTGTAATGATCCTTCTTTAGCTCGGCCTCGGTCTTAGCCGCTTCCTTCAGCAGGGGCAGGAGTTCCCCTCTCAGCTCAGGTCTGGCGTGAGCCAGACGGATAACGGCTTTTCGGAGGGAGTCGCCCATACCGAGGTGAGGGTATAGGGGAGCTAACGGGCCTCTCGGCAAGCCTTACGGCCAGCCTGGCGGACCTTGGTCTCCAAGGCTCGGCGAACCCGGCGCTTGGCCGGGCAGGACTTGTGACCGAGACCGTCGGCCACGGTCTTCTCACCGACACCGTTGGTAAGAAGCGCCTGGCCTTGAGTCTTACGTCCGACCTTCATCTTGCTTGCCCTACCCGGACGCCAAGGCAATTTAGCCCGTAAACTCGATCGCACCCAAGGCCCGGTCAAGGGATGACTACCGTTTGCGGTAGCTACTTCGCCATCCCGTCCAGGGTCTCCAGCGCCTTGAGCTTCATCTCGTTCGTGGGCTTGGACCCCTTGGGGAAGAACTCCGCGATCTTCTCCTGAGTCACTCCCATCGCCAGAGCCTTCTTTGTGATCTCGCCCTTGGATGGGAGATTCATTCGTTCGCCCTTGTTTGCGGGGGTGGCGATCGAGAAGCCTGCCAGTACCTTGACGCCATTTGAGCTACCCGTGGGGGCGGGGGATTCCGTCACGGCGGCGGGAGGCAGCGTATCGAGGTACTCCAGGAACTTGATCTTCATCTCGTTCGTGGGCTTGGCACCGCTTGGGAAGAACTCGGCCATCTTTTCCTGGGTGACCCCAAGTGACTTCGCCCTCTGCGCGAAATCACCCTTGGATGGGAGATTCATCCGTTCGCCCTTGTTGGTGGGGACAGCGATCTCCAATCCGGCCAGGACGCGGGTTGCGGCCTTCGGAGCTTTCGGGGCCTTCGGAGCTTTCGGGGCCGGAGCTTCCTTGGGAGGAGCGGAAGCCATGTTGTTTTCGGCTTCGATCTTCTCTATCCCATCGATGACGTTTTGCACCTGCGTAGCCGCTGCCATGGCTACGTGGTAGAGGGTTTTCAGTTCCGATTTGAGTGCTGCCATGAGTGATGCCATGCGTTTGTCCTTTGTAGGAACACGTTTCTTGGGTTCCGGCCAAAACCATACCCACCGTTAAGGGACTTGTCTTGTTTTTTCTACTCCAACCAAGAGGAGACACACCCGAAAAAACGGAGGGCAAACCGTTTTTCGGGTAAGGAAAAGCATGGCGAAGACGGATGAGGATCTCCTGGGATACTGCGAGATCCACTGTAAGACCGAACGGGCGCTTTTCCACCACACCGACATCGAGCGGGTCTACGCCTTGGCGGGTTGCCCCCGGACCTTCCACCCAGAGTACGAGGACTTCGTAACCGTCTTCGAGGACGAGATGATGCCACTGATCAAGCTGGCGAGGGAAAGGATGGCAAACCCTCCGCCCCTGAAGCCTGACGGCTGGGGTGGTTTCCCATTAGGGGAGCCTGAATAACCCTGCTGTCTTCTTTTACAGTTGCTACTGGTTAGAATGTGTGCATACTGGCCGTCATGGTCGAATACACGATAGCCGAACTGGCAGAGGCGGCTGGATTGTCGGCCCGGACGGTTCGCTACTACATGGCGGAGGGGCTTTTGCCCTCACCCATCGGCAGTGGGAAGAAAGCCCACTATGACGACAGCCACCTGACGGCGTTGGAGCAGATCAAGGATCTCAAGAAGTTGGGGTACTCGCTGGATCAGATCCGGCAAATGACCTCGGATGCCCGCGAGACTACCACGGTATCCGGGGCGCAATGGTATCCCGACGAGATGTGGGAGGCATACCGTATCCACCCGGATGTCATGGTGTCTCTCCGAGTCCCTATGTCCCACGACCGCAGGCAGGAGCTACTCCGGAAGATCGAGCAATTCGCTGACCCCGGCCCAGAAGAGGAGACAGACAATGGAAACTGACATGACCCCCGTAGTGAACACCCTGATCAACCAAACAACCGGCCATCCGGCCATCTTGGTCATGCAACGGCTCGACCTGAGTGGCCAAGTCTACCCGGTCGGGGCCATGCTGACGCTGACCCACAAGTTCAAGACCGAAGAGGACGGTGAGCCCTTCGAGGCCATCTACGTCTCGATGCTCCCGGCCAACGGAACCCTCCGGCGATTCACGGTCAAGGGGGAGGACTTCGAGGCGAAGTCCGAGATGAAGCCTCGCGAGAAGGCCCGTGAGAGCTACGAGGAGGGCATCCAGGGCGGCCATCTCTCGGTCCTGGCCGAGACCTCTGCCGACGGCTTGGTGAGCCTGAACGTGGGTCAGGTGCGTCCTGGCGAGGAGATCACGGTCCTCATGGAGATCGTCGTCGGGGTCGAGGTGAACGACAAGGGTTACCGCTTCCGCTACCCCTTCACCATCCCGCCGGGCTACCATTCCCAGGCCAAGAGCTACGCCACCCCCGAAGGGGGCAAGCAGGAACTCCCCAGCTCGGTTTTCGGGGACCTCATCCTCCCCGAGTGGAAGTCCAGCGCCGAGGGCCTCCACGAGGTCTCGTTCAACATCCAGGTGGAGACCGGCGGCGTCCTCGACTCCGTGGCGTCTCCCTCGCACCGGATCAGCGTCAGCCCGTCCGGCACCGATGCCGCCGTGGTTACCTTGGCGGCTGGGGATGGTGTCCCGAACCGGGATCTGGTCCTCGACGTGAAGACGAAGAAGCCCATCTTCGCGGTGTTCGCGGACAAGTCCCTGACCGAGGGGGAGGAAGAGGCCCCGGATACGTCGCTCCCAAAGGGCGCACCTCGCTGGACGGCGGTTATCCCGTCGGAGATGGTCCCGAAGGCGGAGAACACCCCCAGGAAGGTGTGTTTTGTCCTCGACCGATCCGGGTCCATGGGCGGCCATCCGATTGAGCGGGCGAAGAAGTCGGTCCTCGCCTGCCTGTCGACGCTCGGGCCGGATGACGAGTTCGGGATCATCCACTTCGGGTCGGACCACAAGGCGTTCCACAAGAAGACGGTGAAGGCCACGGACGAGAACCGAAAGCAGGCCAAGAAGTTCGTCGAGAAGATCCAGGTGAACGGTGGGACGGAGCTTCTGGGGACGCTCGGAGCTGCCCTCAAGGTGCTTGGGGGTCCCGGCGGGGACATCTTCCTCTTGACGGACGGTGAGGTCTGGGAGACGGCCCAGATCATCGAGCAGATGGCTTCGGTCGGAACCCGGCTTCACATCCTGGGCATCGGGATGGCCAGCAAGTCGAAGTTCCTGACGGCCCTCGCCCGACGGACGAAGGGCGTTTCGAGGCTCGCGGGGGAGAACGAGGACACGGCGACTGCGGCCCTGACCCTTCTGAACCAGATCAAGGACCCCCGACAAGTGGGGGTGAAGGCGACGGTTGCTCGACCGGATGACGTGGACGTCGGAACGGTCTGGGGAGGCATCCCAGTCCTGGTCAACGACCCCGGCATAGGTTTGCCCAAGCTCATCACGTTGGGCTTTGGTACGGAAGTTCTCCCCATCGTGGTTGACGGTATCCGCCCGGTCCCCGAGGGCCTCGTGGCGCTCCTGTCGGCAGGCAGGAAGCTCGAAGACCTCGACTCCGTCTACGACGTGTCCCAGGCTGGGAGCCCGGTGCGAGAGAAGACCGAGAAGGAGATGGAGACGATCTCCATGGGCTACGGCCTGGCGTCCAGGGCGGTGAGCCTGTGCTCGGTCATCGAGCGGGTTGGCGACCAGGAAGGTGTTACCCCTAAGCAGCAGGTCGTCCCGGTCGGGACTCCCGAGGGCTTGCAGCAGCAGGCGTACTTCGGAAGCGGGAAGATCATGTCCGGAGTCGTTCCGCTCTCCAGCTTCAGTCTCGGCGGCTCCGCTTACGCCTCTCCGGGCGTCTACACCATGAGCCTGTGCGATACGGCCCCGATAGCGAATCACTCCTTCTACGTGCAGACCAGTCAAACCACGTCCCTGACGGGAGGCGGCTTCCCGACGGCATCGTCGGCCTATGTGGACGACGTGGACTACGAGCCCGACAGCTTCAACCTCGTCGCGGATGAGGGGATCGGCATGGGGGTGTTCAACCCCGCCGTGACCTCGCTGACCCTCAACGACTCGGCCCCGACCGACATGCTCTTGGCGATGCTGGCATCTCTCGAAGCGGACGGGGGGATGCCCGATGACGGGAACCTCGGACGGCTCCTCCGGACGGCTCTGGTCGGTCTGATCGTGGTCAACGCCCAGGTGGACGGCGGGGCCGACATTTACGGGCTTCACCTCAAGAGGATGGCCGACTTCCTTCAGGGGGCGGACGACCTTTGGAAGGCAGTGTCGGGTGCGTCCGCCTACGGCAGGTCCCTGACGGCTCTGTTCCGGACCCCGGATCGAAAGGTCGAAGGGGACTGGTCGGGCTATCTGGCGGATGCCCGGGTCTTTGACGAGGCCCTGAGGCGGGAGGTCTGGGGTGAGATTTCCGAGGCCCTGAAGGGATAATCCCCTATTTCCTCTCTCCGTTAGCCATCCTGGGCATATGAGACTGATCCTCAAAGGGCGCTCACTTCCGACAGTCAAACAGGGCTGGGGAAGTCAAGGGTTGGGCGTTTTTGAGCCTATATCTTCCGGTTAGTGATGAACGCTTGCCCTGCGGCTTGGCCGGGTAGGTGTGAGCTAACCGGAGGCCCGACCGCATGGCAACAAACACCGACAAGAACCCACAGAACGGCGTACAGGGTAGCTCCTACCTATACCACTTTGGGACAACCCCGAATACTCGGACAGCGGTTTCCCAGCGGAACCGAGTTCTGGCACCAGCGTATGGCGAAACCGCCGCACTGCATCAGATGGGTGTGTTGAGTCAGTTCAACGTCTCCGGGAGTCGGACGATCGATTCCGTCAGGGGTATTGGCTTCGGGGACCAGATTGCGGAACTGGTGCCGTCGGTCACGGAGCAGACGAAGCTCAACTTCGAGCGGGCGATGCTCTACCTCTGCAATCTCTGGCAAGCCACGGGTTATGCCGGAGGTGTGGATGGGCCGGTCCGCTCATTGGCCCACCACAGATGGCCGTTCGACATCGAGCAGCAGCTCGTTTTCTCGTCCCTCGTGGATGCCGACTTCGGCCGCGCCAACCAAGGGGTCAGCGGCACGTCGGGGTCTTTCGACGGCGGCTTGAAGGCGATCCAGTATCCTGCGGTGACCAAGGATACCAAAGGTTTCCCGAATGACCCGCCCAAGCGGGGGCACTCGGCCATCATCACGGTGTACGAGGCTTGCTGGTTTACCTCATACACGAACAACTACGCGAAGGATTCTGGGGTCGTCATGGAGACGGGTGACGCCGACGTCACCGACGTGCATGACTTCTCCTCGATCTACGGTGAGTTCCTTGCCACAGGGAACGATCCCACGATCGGCCAGCTCGGTTCGATCAGATTCGCGGATGTGGCGACGACGGAGGCATCCTCCGCCGCGACCTTCACCATCGGGTAGTTTTCCACCGCCTTCCCGTGAAGGGGAGGGCGGTACAATAAACAGACGGACAGTAGCAGCTTCGGCGGCACCCCAGACGGACAGACAGACGACTTGATTCCGACTTGAGCTTCCTCTCCGAAAGAGAGGATCCGACCTTCCCCGGAAGGTTTGGTCAGATAGACAAAAAACGACGAATTCACATCGCCTTGTGCTGTCCGGGTCCGCTGAAGCTGTTCCCATAAACATCTAAGGGAGCAGGGATGACCCTCACACTACAAGCACTCGAATCCGCATTCGCCAACATCGAGACCATCGGGAAAGGCGAACTGGCGTTCCCTGTCGCCGGAGTCCCAGTAGTCCTTCGGATAATCCCCCCGGACGAGGAAACCTACGTCCACAAGCAGGCAGCCAAGGCAGCCCAGCCGGATACTGACGATACTACGGAAGAAGACGGGACCCAGCACCGGGCCATGTCTTACATCAACGAGGTCAAGCTCGGGATCGTCTGCCATGCCATCATCGAGATCGATGGGTTGGACCTCCGGGATTCTCCGTTCATCGAGACAGGGGAGAAACTCCCTAACGGCACACCGATCAAAATCGCCCGAGCCGAGGCTATTCGGAAGATCATCAAGCAGCGGGAGTGGTCGGGCACCCTGCTGATCATGATGTTCCGCAAATACGGGGAACTGCTCGAACGTGTGGAGCGGGAAGCGGAAGGTGCCGTCATTTTCGAGCCCTCCGACCGGAAAGCCGAAATCGAGCGCCTGGAAAAACGCCTGGCTCAACTGAAGGAGCTGGAAAAGGCCGAGAAGGAGAAGAACGAGGGCACCGTTGGGACAGAGTTCGCCCAGCAAGTGCGGTCCATCGTCGAGATCGAAAGGCAGGATGCCCAGCAGAAGCAAGCGAGCCTCGACAGGCTGACCGCCAGGAACGCCCAAATCCCTATGGAGGAGCCGGACGACGAGCCTGAACCTGACGAAGTGGATGAGCAACTTTTGCCCCCTGCCGCTCGCCGTCCCATCATTCCCCAGCGGGCAACACCTCCCGCGCCCGCGACGGCGGCTCGGCCGCCTATGCCCCCCCAGCCCGAGCCGGACCGGGACCATGAGGGGACCCCTCAATCCCCGCTTCCCGAGGACACATCGTTCCTCGACATGAGTGACCCGGAGACGGCGAAGCAAATCGTGGAGGCGGAGAACCACAGGCTCCTGATGGCCCGCATGGGAGCCGCTCCGGCCCCTGAGCCCGCATCTGAGTCAGTGCTCAACATGGCCCAGGCGGCCCGGAGACCGCCTCACATGGATGCCCTGGAGGCTTCTCGGAGTTTCCTGGGGGATCAGAGCAGCCCCTCCCCGGCAGTAGGGGCTCCGGTATTGAAAGCCCCGGCCGAGGAGCTTTCGCGACCACGGGGTGCATCGAAAGCGCCGCCCATGACGGTCAATGCCGCTGTGAAGGGGCAGCTCAACCCAAGGTTCAAGCCGTCGGGAAGCAGGTAGTCCAACGCCGTGCCTCTCCCGCCGACCACACAGAAGCAACGAGAGCTTTTCTACGAGGACATCGAGGCTCTGTTGTTGCCCGGGTTTCTGTACCACCCCGTCGTGGTTCAGGACACGCCCATGTGTCTCCGGACATTGGGGCCGGGGGATATGTTCGCGTTGCACGCGAGGATGAGTGCGCCGGGTGCCGAGTGGCGGGCATGGACGGTCGCTTCGTCCATCTGGATGGTCAACGGGATCAATCTTCTCGGAGAGCCCGGCGCTGTCCCCCGCCTGGCGGCCATTGTCCGGGGATTCCCCAAAAACATCCAGGACATCTTGTTCACCATCGTTATCGGGTTATTCGCCAGGCAGAAAAAGGCGAGCCGTGGAGTCGAGTCCTTCTGTTACGAGACGCAGTCCCGTTATCAGTGGCGATCGATGGGCGGCAATGCCTTCTCCGCTCATGTAGGTGTTCCGGGAGCGGAGAAACTGGGGACAAACCTCATCCAGCGGATGTGGGTGGCCTACAACACCTTCGAGGACCAGCGGGAAGATCACGAGAGTCTGTGGGAGGGTTTCAAGCTATCGGCTTCGGCCATGGCTCCGAAAGGTATCCAGAAGCTCGATAACAAGGACCGGGAACGTCGGAAGCGGGAAGACGCTCGGCGCAGTACGGTTCAGGACTACTTCTACTACTGGACACTCGGGCTTTTGAACAGCCCTGACCCCAAGAAAGCGAAAGGCACGCTCGCTGTCCCTGGCAACGTGCTCATCGAATCGAAATCTGCCGATGAGTTGGCCGAGGAGATGAGGCGGTGGGTGAGTGGGGAGGAGGACTGGCACGATAAGGTAATCCGCGAATACAAGAAGCGGATCATCGAACGCATCGAGGGGGAGAAGGCGGAGCAAGCGAGACACCTCGCGGCTGTCCAAGCGGAAGCCGCCGAACGTGGTGAGGATCTCCTCCCGAGCACGGCTCTTGTGGGATACACGGCCGACCAGCTCGCCGCCATCATCGGTGAACGGCAAGCGGGTTCCCCTGGGGTCAAGCAAGTGGCTACGGGCGGTGAGCAGCGCAATTATCTCTATTCCAAGTACATAGAGAAGGCTCCGACGGCGGGGAACCTGCGAGTGGATGGAGAGCATTTGGTCGTAGCGGGACAGGAAGAGAGTCCGTTGGCAGCCGATCTGGCGGGGCGGCAAGTGACGTTCTCAAAGGGGAATGACTGATCATGGCCAGTACAAGAGCGACTATGGAAATTATGGCCCGGGTCGGGATGGAGTTAGACCCCACCAGGATTCAAAACATCTCTAATGTCATCGGTAAAACTCTCCATGAGAGCATCCGTAGTGCGACCGCTGACGCACTCCAGAAAGGTTTTTCCGTCAAGGCCGCTGCGGCTTTCGGGCAGGAGACTCTGAGATACGCCACTTTGGTGGAGACCCTCAAAATCAGAGGCGATGAAGCCCGGAGACGCCTTAATGATCAATCCCTGACCAGGTCCGAGCGTCGGGAGTTAAAGGGACAACTCAAACGGGCTACGCTTGAGGAGAGAGCCCTAAGAGGCCGTCTGGCTAAGGAGATGGCCTACACCCAGAAAATCGCGGATGAACTGGGCCGCCGTGAGGCTAAGAGCTTCTCGGAGAACATAGATAGCGCGGGGGAGGGGTTCGCCAAGGCCGTCAACGATGCCATGAGCGGTGACTTCAGCCAAATGGCGGAGTCCTTTGGCGAGAGGCTCAAGACGCTCGGTACGAAGGCGGCCATGAAAGGAGCCACTTCGGAAGGGGGGCTCGGGGCCCTTATTGGGAAGCTCGGCCCCGCTATCATGGGTCTCGGTGCGATCGTCGGGGCGCTTGCAGCGGTCGTCAAACTCATCATTGATGCGGACGCCCAAACCAAGGAGTTCAACAAGGAGCTTCTCTCTTCCGGTGTGGCTGTGGGGGAATTGACCGATCAGTACGGGAGTATGCAGAAGAACCTGGATCTGATCCGAGAGACGTTTACCAAGTTTTCCCTGACCGGGGAATCCTTCAATCAAACGTGGGGACTCACAGCCAAGGATTCCTTGCAGATCATCGGGGCATATGCCGCTGCGGGTCAGACGTTCGCGAGGATCACGGCCGGGATCCAGGATGCAGCGACGCAACAGGAGCGTCTCAAGGACGCCACGGCGCTGACTCTGACCTACGCCAAGTTGTTCAACACCGAGACAGGCCAGATGACCGAGCAAATCGGGAGCTGGATGGAGGACCTGGGTGAGAACTTCAACTCCATCCGGGATAGCCTCAGCGGGATTCACCGGGCAGCCATGGAGTCGGGTTTCGGCATCAAGCGGTTCTTTTCCCTGATGACACAAGCTACGGCGGACATGAGCATGTACAACGTCCGTCTGAGTGAGACGGCGGGGCTCCTCGCCCGCATGAGCAAGGTTCTGGGGCCCAAGGCCGGTGCCCAGATGGTCACCGAACTCAACAAGGGCATCATGGATGTCCCTACTGATGTGATGAAGAAAGTGCTCATGGCTGGGGAGGGGGGTAAAGGGGTCGCACGCTACAGGAAAATCGAAACGGGTGCGGCAAGACGTACCGCCGAAGACATCAACCGGATGCTCTCCGGGCTCAAGGAAAATGATGAAGCCGGGTACAACCGGCTCAGTTCCATCTTCGATCGTTTCAACGTGAGTCTCGATCCAGATAAGTTGGCGTCCACTTACGGGAAACTCACTGCCCGGCAGCAGGCGGCCTTCTTGGCGGATTTGACGAAGGTCAACATGCCTGGTCTCCTCAACAAGTTCGATTCACTGGGGACTTTGCTGGTCGGTGCTCGGGGAGGGCTGGGTGGAGTCGTAACGGGTGCTACTGGGGTGACCGGGGTCGCCAAGCTCGAAGCCGCCCTATTGCCGATCCAAGGGATCTTGGAAGAGCAGGGGATGGGTAATAAAACCCTCTACGACATCTGGAAGAGTGGGGACATTACCGATGTGTTGCTCAAGCAATTGGTGACGACGACGGGCTTGAGTATGGAGGAACTCAAGAACCTGGCGACTTTCCAAGGATGGCAGCTCGGAGCCGTCGCCAACATCAAGCAGCGGATGGCTGAGACGGCAAAAATGAAGGGGCACGTTTCCCAAGAGGAAATGGACCTGATGGCGAAGACCTACGGCGTGATCGTCGATCAAGGTAAAGTCTACCGGGCCGTCTTGAAAGGCCAGAACTACCAGATCGGGAAAGAGGTTGATGCCACGGATGTCGAAGATTTGAAGAGCACCCTCGCCTCGGCTTATTCAGACGGGACGGAAGAAACGATCTCCCAGGACATCGCCCTCGCTCAACAACAGGTCGCGAACACGACTGAGATGACCATGGTCTTGAAACAGGGGATAGAGGCCATACTAGAGAAAATTCATGGGGTCACCCAGTCGATTTTCAACTTCATGCTCAGTGAGTCCGGGGCAGAGGAACGCCAGAAGGCCCTCGATCTGATTGCCGATGGTATTTCCAAGAGCCAGGAGGATTTTGCCGGGGCCCGTGAGGAGCTTGCACGACTTAAGGGTCAGCTTCATGGTGCCACATCCCCGGAAAAAAGTGCTGAGATCAAAGCTCAGATGGCGGAGCAATCTCGCGTGATGGCGGAATCCCAGAAACAGGTCAAAAGGTACGATGCGGCTCAAAAGAAAGTCTTGAGTGAGGGGTTCTCGGCCTCGCTGGGCGAAAAAATCTGGGGGACGAATAAGACAGGAAAAGGCATGGCTGCAGGGGCTCTGGCCGATGCCGGGTTGGGGGCGGAGCAAAAAGAGAAGTTGAAGCAATTGCCCGCAGGGCAGCAAAAGGAAGCGGCTAAGTATCTGGCCCAGGCTTTCGTAGAGCGGCTCCACGAGGAGCAACGGCATCTAGGGATGGACATGCCGCAAGCGGAAGCCGGAAAACTCAAGGCCGCTTTGGAGGAGTTGGAAAAATTGGCCCCGCAATATGCAGAGGCTACCCTTGCGGGCAAGACTTTCAGACCCGAGCTGAAGTCGGAGTATTGGGGGATGCCTGGGATGGGTGTTTCGGCGGACCGGAAAAAGGATCTCCTGTCTCGTGCCCAGGCCAGTGTTCCTGCGAATGAAATTATCGACGCCATGGATGAAAATGAGGCAAAGCGGCTTCGGAAGGAGCAGGAGCTTAGAGAGAAAGCGCGGCCCAAACTACGTGAGGATCTCGAAAAGGCCGTGCTGGAGGCCCTGCTCAAGGGCCGGACGTTAGAGAACGTCGACCTGTTCAAGGCGATTCTGGCCGAAGCGGGTGTGAGCGATGCTGCCGCACAGGCCGAGAGACTCTATTTCGCTTTCCTGGAGGGCCAGGGGTTCCCCGAGGAGCTTCTTCCTTATCTGGCAAAACCCGCGCAGGGCGGTGAAGGCAGTGTTGAAGATGCTTTGCGGAGAACGATGGGCCTCCCCGAATTGCAAGACTTCGTCATGCAAGACGGAGACGCCCGGCGCATCTCGGAGGCGGATACCCTTATCGGGCTTAAGCCTGGCGGCCCTCTCGCCAGCCGCCGAAGCGACTCGGCCGGTGGTGGGACAACCAACGTGTTCCACCTCTACAATGACGCCCCCGGAATCGTGAAGGCGATTGCTACGGCTCAAAGGGCTGGGGTGCTCGGTAGCGGCGTATGAGGTACGGGAGCCCAGCCAAGAACGCCCCGGTCTTCCGGAGCGCCTTCATGTCCCCGGACGATGGGACAAATGGGCTCGGGGCTCGCCCCGTCATTTTCGATGTGTTAGCTCCCGACCAGGAGACGAGCATCCTCCCGCCCGATCTCCGCATGGTCCTCCATGTCAACCCGCACACGATGTCGATCCAGTACGAGAAATCCATCGAGCGTATCCAGACGAAGGGCGGGTACGTCGAACAGCATTGGGGTGAGGGTGCCCGTACCATCGACTTCACGCAGGCTACGGGGGGCTTCAAGCGCCTCTACGCGGGTCTCTCGAACATCACGGGCGACTCGGGAAACGGTGCGCTGAATACCCTTGGCACCCGGCGAGAGACGATCGCCTACGACAAGTACCTCGATTTCCTGGCCCTGTTCCACAACAACGGGTCGGTCTACGACACGACCGGCCAGATCGTGTTTCAGGGGATCATCAAGATCCTGTTCGATGGAGGGATTTACCTCGGCTGGTTCAGCAACTTCCAGGTCATGGAGTCCGCTGACAAAGGTTTCCAGTTCGAGCTTACGACGAGCTTCACCGTCCAAAGCGAGATTCTCCGGTTCCGTTCTATGCCGTACACCTCAACCGGCGGAACGCAGTACCCACCACAGCAATCGGCACAAGCTCAGACGCCGGGCCCCCTTGAACAAGTGCTCGACTTCGCGTCCGATGTGAAAGCCCTCGGTGTTGGTGGGGCGCTGACAAAACCCACAGGATCCGGGGCACAGAGCCTCCCGACGGGTTCCAAGGGTTTCCAGGGAGCGTAAATGGCTATTGATAGCAGGATCGGTTACGACTATGCCACGTTCCGCCGGAACAACCTGACCCGGGCGTCATCTGCGTTGTCTACAACGGATGCCAGCTCATCCCCAAAACGGATTAACCCGACCGACCTTCAGGATTGGGGGGTCGCTGATGCGATCTCTCCACAGAGCGCACGGAAGACTCCTGATCGTGGTAGCGGGATCGAGGTCGTACCTCCGCTGGCTTTCAAGGGGCTCAAGACGGGTCCTGATTTCGGAGTCGAATACGAGCAGGCGGAAGCCTTACCTGTTTCGAGTTCCTCTGAGATTCTCCGGAACCTCTCACCCTTCACCATCCAGGTCGAGCCCCCTCTGGTTTTTGGGAACATCGAGCCTTATGGGCGTGGTCGTCCAAAACGAGTCGGCGTATTCGAGGCCGCCGCCGCCGCTTCCGGGCAGAGCTACAGCTACTCACGGGATCTGATCTCTCAGGCCCCCTACACTCAACTCGGGTTCGGAGGCACCGTTCAGGAGGTCATGGCCCGGAATTCCACGGGCCTCCAGAACAGGGGCCCAGCAGACGGTACTCCCAAACGCTCCCCGACAGGCCAGGGCGCGACCGGGCGCATGGGCGAACCCGCCATCGTCGACCTCAACGTGGCGGTGGACATCGCCATGCAACTGTCTGCGGTGTTCGGGACGCCTCCTCTCATCCTCCTGATTAACCCCCAGAGCCTTCAAATCACCTACTCGAAGATCCAGCAATTCCAGGATAGATCGAGGCACGGATACATCTTCCAGGCTTGGGGCGAGGAGCAACCCAAGCTGATGATCAGTGCCCGTATCGGAGCTTTTATCGCGGGAGGCAAAGGCGTGCAGTTCGCCAGCCGACGGGATTCCATGGCGTTCCAGAATCTCATGTCGGTGCTCCTTTTCTACAAAAACAACGGCTACATCCACGACACGGTGGGCCGATCCAACGCTCACCATCACGTTGGGGCGCTCTCCATCCGGTACGACAAGTGGGTCTACTACGGCCACATGCAGTCGATGAGTTTCACGGTAGACGACACGAACCAATTGGGAGGCTGGACTTTCGAGCTTAATTTCACCGTGTCCGCCATGCTGGACACGGGTCAGAACGTCACGGTTGTCCAGCCCATGCGTGCCCCGAACCCAAATCCCGGTGATCCTCGGCTGTCCCGGGGTTCCGGATCCGGCAAACCCGGAACCATCGCCATCGGGTCGCAAGATTCCGTGGACGTGTTTGTCTCGCAGTTCACGGGGGGGCGCTCGAACCCCGCGATGGGGGCACACCCCTCGCCGGATCGAACTCGTCCTACGTCCCAGAGCGTCAATACGGGAGGTTTTCAGCCAGCGGCGGCTTTGGCCCCAGCACAAGCCCAACAGGCTCCCGTGAATAGCTTCGGCCTGAAGTTCCCGTTCACCCTGTCCAAGAGTGGGGTCGGCCTTCCATGAGTTTGACGCAAACCCCCTACGTCGGCACTTGGAAGATCGACGGGAAGAAACTCGTTCAGCACACACCAGATGCGCTGGTTTACCTGAACGGAGACACTTCGCTTCCCGGTTGTCCGAAGTGCCATCGTCGGATCGATCTCCAGCAGTTCCTCACCGAAGTTTCGGTCGATGCAGGGATAGACCCACAGTCGGCGTCCGCCACTTTCACGCTCTCGATCCCTGTACACCACACAGACAGCTTTGCCCGCGACGCCAAGTTCATCTTGCGCCCTGGGCTCGAAATCCATGTCTACATGCGGGGGTATTTCCCGGTCGAGGGGATGTTCGAGCCCCTGTCGAAACCGACGGTGGAAGCCGAGGTAGTGGCGGCAACGAAAGAATCGGATGTGGGCCCTGCCCAATCGAACAAGGATCTCCCGCTGAGTTCGGACGGAACGCCCGCATTCCCGGTCAGTAGTTTCCTGGGTAGGGGCGAAAACGAAGCGGATCTCACTCAAGAGCAACGGGCGAATCTGACCTCGCTGGGTCAGAACATGGAGACCTTCCAGCAGTATCTAGGAGCACTGGCCTCAGAAGGCCAGCTCCCATATTACGGGGGAGGGGATGTCCAGCTCGTCTTCCGGGATGCTTTTGCCAAAGAAGGTGACGGAATCCATGTCGAAGGGAGCGCCCACTACGCGGGAAACGCTGTCGACCTGAAAGCCTACTACACCGGTACGGACGGCAACCGGCGGCAAGTCGACCGCACCGTGACTTGGGCGGCGCTACGGACACTCAGGGACGCCGGGTACATGGAAAAGGGGGGCGTGGGTGCCTACCTCGCAGCAAAGCCGAATACCAACGCCCCGAGTGAAAACCATAGTGACTTTACCGTGTCTGCTCGGTGGTCCAGGGAGCCCCATTACGACCGGAATGGTGGAGAAGGGGGGAGACACCCTGGGCGCTCGGTGTCCTACACTTGGTGGGATGTCAAAGATGAGAACGGGAAAACCGTTCAGACGCTCACGGGCGGGGATTCCAAACTACCACCCGAGCTGACTAAGACCCTGTCGGGGATGCCTGCCCCCTCGAACTTTGATGGGGTCCGGCGGTGGAATCAGCACAACGTAAACCCCCCTCAGACCATGGCGGAGGTTGTCCAGCCGACGGCTCCCGGGCCGCCCGCCGAGGCCACATCTACAGATCCCCCCGAGCGTGCCCGGCAGCCGAAACTCGGCCCCTCCCTGCTCGATAGCATGGGCCTGGGTGACACGGGGATCGACGAGGTGATCGCCTACCCCTACTACCATGTTTTCCACGGCGTCACGACTTCGGTGACGTTCAATTACGCCTCCGGCGTGAACACGATCTCCGTTTCGTGCAACTCGCTTCTGCACTTCTGGGGATTCCAGCAGATTTCGGACAACGCCTCGTTCTTGGGTGCTCGACCCACCAACTCGAAGCTCAAGATGTCCCTTGTCGGGAGCAACTTCACCGGGAAACACCCGTACCAAGTCATGTGGGAGCTTTACTCGGACATCGGCGGAGCCGCAGCGGGTGTCGGTTGGGCCTTGAGGCAAGCGGGCAACCAGGACGCCCTGGCTTTCAACGGAGAGAGCCTTTTCTCCCTTACCCTCAATTACTGGGAAAACCGGTTCAAGGGTAAGATGAACCAGCTACGTCTCCACGGTGCAACGGGCAGATTGCTCAGTAATGCACAGGCCGCGTTTCTGTCCAGATTGCCTACGACCGATCTGATGCGGAGGCTCAAGGATGCTCACTCCTTGGCCATGCGAAACCCCAAACAGGAGAACGAGCCTTTCGAGAAAAGTTGGGCGCTCTGGCTCAATAGCCTGGCGACCCTGGAAGCGGTCATCCTTGCCCAACAGGGAGCCCCCGCTCCCGATTCGACCCAAGAGCAAAAACTCCTGGAGCAGGGGAAGGCTTCAAACCTTGAGATCAACATAGCCGAGAATGAGCCTTGGCCCATGGACCTGGGCAAGCTGGGCCAGGTGGAGACGTTCGAGTCCACCTATGTCTCGAAACTGGACGTGGCCACGAAGTGCATGGAGATCATCGGATTCGAGTTCTACCAGGACGTGGACGGGGACTTCGTGTTCAAGCCCCCCATGTACAACCTCGATACCAGCGCATCTAGGGTTTACCGGATCGAGGACATTGACATCATCACGATCAACTTCTCGGAGAAAGAACCCCAAGCGACGTACATCATCGCGAAGGGTCAGCATTTCCGGAACTGGGTCGGCACCGGGTTGGAAAACGAGTGGGGCGTCGAGGGCAGGTACATCGACTATCGGCTCGTGGCGCAATTCGGGTGGCGTCAGGCCACCTTGGAGTCCGCCTACTACAACGACCCCAAGTCCCTTTTCTTCGCCGGGGTCAACCGTCTGGACATCTTGAATGCCCAGGTCAATTCGGCCACGGTCACGATTCCTTTACGTCCCGAAATCCGTCCGGGATACCCCGTATTCATTCCCTATCTCGACTGCTACTACTACTGCCCGAGTTTCGCCCATTCGTTCTCGGTAGGTGGTCAGTGCCAGACCAACCTCCAGCTTGTCGCCAAGAGGGCTAAGTTCTACGCCCCTGGGAGACCGGACCCGAACATTGGCGGGATCGACGCGATCGAACTCAGCAATCCCAACCTCCCCGAACGCCCCCTGGAGGTCATTGGGGAAGACGGCAGACCGAGATTGTCGGGTTTCCCGAATGTGGTGATGGCTCTTGATCCGACGCACTTGAATCCTCTGTTTTGGCTGATCGGGACTGACATCGAGGATCTCGGGTCTCCACAAGTCATCCAGAACCTCTTGGATCAAGCGGTCCAGTTGAACCAACTCAAGAAAGACCCCACAACGGGCGACTACCTCATGGAGTCCTCTGTAGCCAGTTCGTCGACTGGTAGCTCGTCCCAGTCGGTCCTGTTCAGCGTGCAGGGCGAGAATTCTCCTAAGTCGAAAAAAGCGGTGGGTGATGGGCCGACCCGGGTCGATGCCGTCGAGGCCGGTCGGGATTACATGAAGGATCTGCGGGAGCGGGGAGAACGGGTCTCCGTCCTAGAGGCCGAGCTTCGAGTCTTGGATGCCCAGATAGCAAAGGTCGAACAGAAAATCCCACTCTATAAGCCCGGCCCCCAACAGGAAGCCCTCTTCGCCTTACTGAACGGAAAACCCGCCGGTAGGGATAAGAGTAAAGCCGAGAAGCAAGCCGAGGGTACGGCGGCCACTCCAACAGAAGAGAAAGCCAAGCGTAAATCAGCCCAAAAAGCGCAGGAGGGGTTGTTTGCCAAGCGAAAACAATTGAAGGCGGAGATAGACAAGCTCGTAACAGGCCAAGGGGAAACCAACGCCAAGAATACGGGTCTCACCTATCTGATCAACCTGATCAACCGAACAGGTGCGGCCTTCAAGGCCAAATCCAATGATGGTGCTTTTGGCAGCTTCACGGATCTGACTTCGACCGCTAATCTCCTCGACCTGTTGAGCGAGAAGAAGGCCGTTTTCTCGAACGGTCAGCAGCCCGGCTACTATCGCTACTATTCGGCGTCCCACCCGGACAAGGAGCAGCAGGGCCAGAAATTCATGCGGCAGTCGGCGGAGACCAAAACGATAAGCCTCTCCGACCCCGTGCTCGACCAGGTGGCTACCACCACAGGTTACGTGAAAACGCCCACTGCGACTTTCCCGAACGGGAAGCGTCCAGAAGCGGAACTGGCCGAGAGCCAGCCTGTAACTTGGGGTATTCGCGTAAACACGTTCAACAAACCCGGAGGCGAGACTATCCCCACCAGTTCGGTCAAGGAGATCATGTTTGCCCGACATGAGGCGGGTCTGAAGCGTCCTCTGACAAACAACAAGAAGGGTGAGGTTCCCAAGGTCAAGGTGTCCCAGGATGCTGCTCTCCGGGCCGGTTTCAACCTGGCCAGCATAGGGAAAAACGGGAGGATCGAGCCCAGCGATACTATCGAGGGGGTGTTCAAGAGGGCGTGGGAAACCAAGGCAGGGTATTTGACCGAGGCACGAAAAACGGTCGTCACGACCATGAAAGCCGCCTTGGTGAACGAGTCGATCCCGTCTATCACGGTGCCTCCGTTCCCCACAGACATCACCATCCGCAAGATTCGGATCGATGTGAAAGCCCCGATGTCTATCTATTACGGGGGTAATGGCGGGGCCACGTCGGATGACAGCGAAGCCGTTCAGACGGTTTTCCCTTCGTCCGTGGATCTCATGTCGGGCGCGGGTGCGGAACTCGGGAGCTGGATGGTCAGAGCTGTATCTTCGGCTAAGAGGAGTTGGATTGCCAGCCTCCAAGAGTCGGTCACCCGGCCGGTCGACCAAGAGAAAGCCGTTGTCGCATTCGATTTGGCTTTTGCGTCCAAGCTGGGGGCTCAGTCTTTGTCCGCCGACAAGACGAAGACGAAAAGCGAGTTCAGGTACGATCTCGTGTTCGAGAGTCCCGTGTTTCCCATCTCGGATGAGAAGGGTTACTGCGTTTTCGGCTCGTACCGATACGGGCGTGGGATCGACATCGATCCATCAGGGGCTTGGGATGTGATCCACCGGCAAGACCCCTCTTCGATGCTGTCCCGGAAACTCGTCGAGAACGTCATCAAGGTGTTCGTCGATGGCGAGTCGCGCATCGAGTACATCGAAGAGACTACTCAAAACGGGGTGGTCAAGCTCCAACCGAGGACGAGCACCACCCGTCAGGAAGCCATCACGGGGCTCGAAAAGCAGGCACAGCGGGAGTTGAAGGAGCGCAACATCACGAACAGGGATCTCCAGAACATGGGCCTGGCAAAGGCCACTGGAAACCCCGACATGCTCGAATTCAGCCTCTTGAACTTCGTCCCCACCAAAGAGAGCGACGCACTGATGAAAGTGCCCTTGGTGAATGCCGCCTACTCCTTGGCGGATCTCACCCAAGCGCCTCTCGGGGATGTCTGTTCCTGCAAGGCCGCTGAAGCCAGTATCCAACTGGAGGCTTTCGGGCAGGCTGGGTTCGTCCAGATCCTCGACCCGAGTACGGTTTCCCAGGCGTCTCAGGAAAGCCCTGATCCGATGACCCAATGGCTCGGTCAGGTCACCGCCGAGAAGGTTGATTCATGGCGCGAATCGCAGGAGGCTTTGCGAGGGACGGTGCTGGACAACAGGGGGTCGAATTTCCTCCAGTCCTTCCTCGGTTTGGGTCAGACTGCCGCCGCTCTGGAGAACATCACCGAAGATGCCAAGAGGGCTGCTAGTGAGGCGTCGTTCAAATTCGAGCAGGCCAAGGCCCTGATCAAAAACCCTACCGGGGGAGGTAACGGCTGATGGCTAAGACTAATACAGGGCGTCGGCCCATCGTCTCCTTGGAGTCCGTCCAGTACGGGGCACTGCTCGCTTCTTCGGAAAAAGCCAAGGCTACCAAGGATAAGATGCGCCCCGACGTGGGGGGCAGTCTCGCCATCGCCCGTGTCGTCAGTCTCGATTACGAAGAGTTTTTCGTCACCCTCAAGACCATCTCGGGGACACCCGGACAGTTCATCCGTACGCCCGTCCCCCTCACTTTCCCTGGAGCGGGGGCCCGCCATTTCTTTGCTGCGCTCCCGATGATCGGGGACTACTGCGTCATCGGCTGGATGAATCAAGAATCCAGTCGGAAGGAAGACCGCTCACCCGTCGTCCTCGCCTGGATGATCCCTGGTGTTTTCCCTGGGCGTGATTGGGTCACAACGTCCGAATTCGAGAAGGACGAGCACGACATCGAGTCCCCCAAAGACAAGTCAAAGTACGAGGGTGTCTTCGACGTCATCCGGCACAAGCTCCGGCACATCCAACCCGGCAACATCGTTGCCTCCTCCGCTCAAGGCTCGGATCTCGTACTCGACGAGGGGGTTACTCTCGCCAACCGCCGGGGCAACGAGTTCCGGCTTCGGGACCAGGACCAGGCGGCGGTCACGAGGGCCCTCCAGCGGTTCGACGCTCTCGCGGGCGTCCGGTCCTATCACGGCATGGTTCAGCGGGATGCACTCCTGCTGGCCCCGTACATGGTCTCAGACGGCAAAGTCTGGGACTCCAAAACGCAGCTATACGGAAATGACCCGGTCACGGAAGACGAACTTCTGGACGACCCCACAGCTCCGAGCGGCTTCCTGACTCCCGCTGGGATTTTCCGTAAAACCCCGCAGGAGATAAAATCGGGACAACCCGCACCTACTCCCAGTCGGCCCCGGATCGTCGTCGACCAAAACATGGACCCCTACACCTTCCTGAAACAGGGAGGGTTCCTAGATTCCTCGGGCTTCGTAGTCGATACGAAGTACCAACCCACAGCCCTTTATGGGGGCAAACCCGTTTTCAGGGTTTCGTCTCAAACCAGCGGAAACGCGGCTTTGGATCCGGGAGCCCGGACGCTGACCGAGTACCGCATCGAGGTCACGCACACAGCGGATGGGAGACTGCCCGTAACCGAACAGACGGATATGTTCGATGCCGAGCGGTTGCCCGATAATGACCCTGCCGGGATCCAGAAAGCTCCTTCCAATTCCCCCTACATCGAGTGGGTTCTGGGCAGTGTTATCGGTAATGACCCTTATAGTATTCAGGGGAGGCAAAAGTACGGCGTTCCCGTCAAGGCGGTCATCTTTGATGGTTCCTCTCCGGCACCGCGCCTAGACCCGATCCCGCTTCCGAGTGACCCGAATAACAAGGAGAAATCCGTCAACCTGGACGAACATGCCGCAACGCTGTTTCGTTTGTCGCCTTTGGACGGGACCAAGGACACGTTCTACACTTTCAACAAGAAAGGGCAGTTGAAGGCGAACATCGGGGGGCCGATCGCGGAAAACTCTCTTGAGGCATTTTTCCAGGGTGGGATCAAGCTCGGCGTGGCGGGGAACTTCGACATCCTCACCAACAATGGTCTCCACATGAAGGCCCTGGGCACGTCCAGCGCCAACATCATAGCGGAGAAGGGTGCTGTCACCATCTACGGTGGCGGGGCTGTGGTCGAC